GGCTGGAAGCCCATTTAAATTTTTATATTTTAGACTAGAAACTGCATCTCCAACACAGCCTTTTATTGATGAAGGTGGTTACATGAGCGGGGATTTTTCAATAGTCTATACATATACTCGTGAAGTAGATGAGGGCATAGACAATACTGGGAAGTATATCTAAACTTTGATTTATTTTCCTTAAATGGTATGATTTTCTATGAGGAAGCAAGTTGTCACTTTTTTGTTTTAATTTTTAAAATACATAAGGTGGTGAAATAAATAAATGGCTACAAATACTAAAAATGTAATCGTTGGTGCAGCATCCCTATTCGTTTCAGTTGGTAACAGCTCAAACAACACAGGTCGCCCAACAACAACAAAAACAGATCTTTCAGCTTTGATGCCAACAAACACATCAGCACGTACAGGACTTCTAAGTTCTTCTGCTTATCGTGAAGTTGGATATACAAATACAGGTCTTGAAATTTCTTATGAGCCTTCATACGGCGAAGTAATGGTTGATCAACTTCTTGACGCAGCTCGTATTTTCAAGCAAACTCTTAAAGTAATGCTTAAGACAGAACTTACAGAAGCAACTCTTGAAAACATGCAGTTCTCATGGGGACAAATGGACAGCGTTTATGTTCCAAATGCATCTCTTCAAATTGTTAACAAGCCAACTATCGTTAATAACGATACTGCTTATAACAGCAATACTGATACACCAGCAGCTTCACTTGCTATTGCAGCAGGTGCTCTTGGTGATGCACCAGTAGAACGTGTTCTTGTTGCAGTTGGACAAGCTCCAGCACAAATTGGAACATCAGTTGCTTTTGATGATCCTTCAGCAAACATTCCAGTTGGAGCAGTAACATCAGTTGCTCGCACCAAGGAGCGTGTTTATGTTGCACGTCGTGTTGTTTCAATTGATACAACATCTCATGGACTAAAGCGTGACGCAGCAACAGTGTTCCCAGTGAACTTCCGTTGCCTACCTGATTCAGATCTAAACTATTCTGGTTCAGAATATGGTGTTGTTATTGACCGTGTTTACGGTGCATACTAATATCAAACAAAAATAAAAAAACTTAATATAGATTTCAGGCCCCCTCCGAAAGGCGGGGGTTCTGAATTTGTTTATGCCTGCAATCTTGGTATAATTTAACTAACAATAAAAGGAGCTATAAATTGGCAACAACAGTATATGATGTAGTAGAAATTAAATTAAGTAACGGGGATACCGTTATCCTAAAGCCTCTTCCAATCAAGCAATTGAAGAAGTTTATGGCTATTATTAAAGAAATGGATCTTCCAGAAAATGAGTCTGAAGATGCAGCAATGGAAGTGTTTATTAAAGCATCCATGGTATGCCTAGAAGCAGTAGACTCTCCATTATCAAAAGATAAAAATCTTTTTGAAGAAGTAATTGATACACCAACAATGATGAAGATTCTTGAAGTTTGCGGAGGGTTAAAATTAAATGACCCAAACCTACTGGGAGCAACTCTAGTTGGGACGAACTAGATCTAGCCTCCCTTGAGTCCGAAGTTTTCTTGCTTGGTCATTGGAAAAATTATGACGAGCTAGAAAGCAATTTATCTTTAGATGAATTAATGGCAACATTAAATGCATCAAGAGATAAAGAGCATCGTGAAAGAAAATTCTTAGCAGCAATGCAAGGAGTTGAACTTGAAGATAGCTCTAAAGAAACCGAAGATGTTTCAACTTTAATGAATTCTAGAGTTGCTAAAGAAGAAGGTTTTGGATTTAATGAAGGGCTAGGCTTTATGCAACAGGAGGTGTAATAAATGGCAAATATTCAACTTAAGGTAGTCGCACTTGGCGATTTTACAAGTGTTAATGCACAAATCAAAGCACTTCAAACACAAGTTCAATCTTTGCAAAAAAACATCGCTGGTGTTGGTTTAAATGCTAGTCTTTCAACACAATTAAAAAATATACAAAATGAATTTAGTAATGCACTTGTATCAAGTGGTAATTTTACAAAACAAACAGTACAGTTAACATCTGAAACAGAAAAATTTGGTCAAGCACTTCAAGCTGGTAAATTAAAGCTTGGAGATTATTTTGGCATAATAACTGGAAGATCTGCTGCTGCACAAAAATCAGTTCAAGCACTTGCTTTAGAACAAGTAAAACTTAATAATTCAATAGTTCAAGCAGATATTACAAAGCAGGGTGTATATAGCGTATACACGCCTACAACAATTAATGCAACAGCTAAAGCGGTTGAAATTGCTGCTGCAAAACAAAATATATTTAATATTGCCGTTCAACAAGGTTCTCAAAAACTTATTGATTTTGGTAAAAATACTCAGTGGGCAGGACGTCAGTTAACTGTTGGTCTTTCAATGCCTGTTCTTTTGTTTGGTAGTCAAGCAATGAAAACATTTCAAGATGTTAATACAGAGCTTGTAAGAATGCAAAAGGTTTATGGAACAGGATTAACTCAACCAACTCAAGCAGCATTAAATACAATTAAGACACAAGTTACAGGTCTTGGAAAAGAATTAGCTGCATCCATGGGTGTTTCATTAAAAGATACAGCAGCAATGGCAGCGGATCTAGCTGCAACAGGAAAAACTGGAAATGATCTTATTACTGCAACAAGAGAAGCAATGCGTCTTTCTAAACTAGGTGAACTTGATACTCAGGCAGCAATGAAAGCAACCGTATCATTACAAAATGTTTATAAATTAAGCACACAAGATTTATCTGGAGCAGTTAACTTTCTTAACGCAGTTGAAAACCAAACATCAACATCTCTTCAAGATTTAGTTGATGGTATTCCACGAGTTGGTCCAATTGTTCAACAACTTGGAGGATCTTTTAAAGACACTGCCGTAATGATGGTGGCAATGAAAGAAGCAGGTATTCCAGCAGCACAATCTGCTAACGCAATTAAATCAGCAATTGCATCTATGATTAATCCAACAAAAGCAGCAAAAGAAGCATTTGCTGCATACAATATTAATTTGGCGGGAATTGCAACAAGCACAAAAGGCAATCCAGTTCAAATGATAATGCAGCTACAACAAGCATTAAAAGGGTTGGCACCACTTGCTCAAGCACAACTAATTGAAAAACTATTTGGTAAATTCCAAGAAGCAAGAATTCAAGCACTTATTACAAATCTAGGTGCAGTAAATAGTCAAACAAGAACAGCGTTTGATCTTGTAAATGCAAGTGCACCACAACTTGCAGCAGTTGCAGCAAATGAAATGAAGATAGCTACAGAATCCACAACTGGAAAATTTAAAAGGGCTATTGAAACTTTAAAAGCTGACTTAATACCAATTGGTCAAAAAATTATGGAAGTTTCAACATCTATATTAAATTTTGGTGCAAAAATTGCATCGTTTTTTAATAATTTACCAGGACCTATTAAAAGTGGTTTAGGAATATTATTGACACTTGGAGCAATTGCAGGACCAGTAATTATGATAACTGGTTTGTTTGCAAACTTGCTTGGACAAACCATGAAGGTTGGTTATAGTCTTTTAGGTTTATTTGATGGAACTAAAAAATGGAAAGATTTAATGACACCCGCAGGAATAGCTGCAAAAACTGCAACAGAAGCTTTTCAAATTGGTTTACTTGAAAATGTAACAGCTGTAGACACTTTAAATGCTGCACTTCAAAAATTAATTGTAAGTCTTGAAGCAATTAATACCGCCATGAATGTAAGCACAGGCACTTCAATAATTAGAACTGTAGAAGCAGGACTTGCTGGAGGAAAAGTTCCGTTTAAAGCTCCAGGAATGGCAACAGGTGGCTATGTTCCAGGAAATCCAGCACACGGAGATATTTATCCAGCATTACTTACTGGCGGGGAAGCAGTTATTCCTCAACAACAAGCAAGAATATATTCACCATTTATTAATGCAATAATTGATGGAAATTTACCAATGCATGCAAGAGGCAGAAGAGCGGGAGAAGTTGGAATACAATCAATAGGAAGCAACATTCAATCAGCATCCGCATTGGACGTTCCCTTAGATAAAGAAGGCAGTAGGTTTGCAAGAGGAGAAAATGCTTCATATCGCGGTACATTTACGGCAGCAACCCCATCTAGCGAATTTAATTCTAGGTTAACTGGAGGAACTGCAAGCCCACAAGAATTTTTAGATTTTGCAAATAAAGAAGGTGGCAGAGGTGCAAGAGTTAACAGTGGTCTTTATCAATTCTTAAAACAACAATCAAGTGTTTCTGATGCAGAAAAAGCAGAAATATTATCTAATGCTCATAAAACAATTACAGAACATTTTTCAAAGTTAGCAAAAGAAGGCAAAACTCTTTCAGATCAAGAATTTTCAAAAGTATTTGCAAGTGCAAATGATACAGCACTAGCAGATTTGTTAAATAGAGATTCTATGGTTAAAGAAAATTATTTAAGAGAAACTTCAGCAATAGGTAGTGCATCAACTCCAGGTACAAGAAGACCAAATGGAAAAATAAGTGGAATTTCTATATCTTCAATAAGAGATCCTTTTAGCACAATGCAAGATTATAGAAAAACTGGTATAGAAGAAAGAGCAGAGTTTGGTGATACAGCAGTTCAATCTCATATTGTTCATCCTAATTTATTAAAAAGAGCTATAGGGGTTAGATCTTCAAATTTAAGTGTTTATGGTGCAGAAGGAGTTTTAGGTAGGTCTGAAGTAGACGCATTAGAAGGATCAACAAAAACAACTGGTGCAAACTTAATTAATGGAATTAAAACAAGCGCAAAACAAACTGCTGGAATTAAAAGCCCTTCAGAAGTATTTAAAAATGAAGTTGGAACTCAAATTGCTCAAGGTACAATGGCTGGCGTTGAAGAAGGTATCAGTGGTCCAACAGGACAATCAAAAATTCAATCAATATTTAGTAAAGCATTTGGATCCAATTCTCGTTTAGGCGGAATGATGTCTAGCTTCTCAAATATGGGAATGATGGGTCGTATGGGTGTTGGAATGGCAGCAGGCACCATTGGTCAAATGGCTTCACCGCTTCTTAATGCAATTCCAGGCGGAAGTTTTGTTTCAAGCGCAATAACTGGTGGTTCAATGCTTGCAGGATTTGGACCATATGGAGTTGCAGCGGGTGCTGCATTAAGTCTTGTAACACATGGAATAACTACATTAATAGCTGCAGAAAAACAACATGCAGCAGAATCAAAAGCAACATTTGAATCAAGTTCAGCAGCAGTACAATTTTTTGGCGGTAAATTAGCAGACACAACTTCTAAGATGAAAGATTTTAACACCATAGTTGGATCAGATACAGGTACATCTGGCACAAGCAATAATGTTCAAAAATTAGCAGCAGGAATTGTATATACAAACTCTCAACTTTCAAGTTTTAATGCAATGGTTAAGTCTTTACCAAAAGATAATGCATTATCGTTGGTAATTAAACAAGTTAGTGATTCTTCAAGTTCTCAAGATGCAGCAAAACTTGCATATCAATTTGCAACATTGCAACAAGCAATTAATGGAATTAGTCCACAACAAGCTAAGCAACTTGAACAATTAATATTAACTGCGGGTGGTAAAAACCCAACATCAGCACTTGCTACCATGACAACTCAACTTGAAGCAATAAGAATTTCTCTAAACTCAGCTTTACCTAATTCAAAACAATTTTCAGAAGTACTTGGACAGCTAGTTGTTGAAGCATCAAATACAAGCTCAATGGATACTTTAAATAATATAATTAAAGCAATAGGTTTATCAGCAGCATCTTCTGCACAACAAATTCAAGGTTTAATGGGAGCCTTTGGTTCAAATCCACAATTACTATCTTTAATATCAGCAATGCAAGGTCGTGGCTTTACTGGAACTGATATATCAGCAGCAATTATTGCTTTACAACAAGGTGCTACAGTAGACCTTGGAAAGCTAGAAACTGGTAAAGTAGTAGATGAATTAACTAATAAAAATGGTGCATTGACTAAAGCACAAGAAGCAAGAAAAGCAATAAATGATAAAATTAAAACTTCTCAACATGAATTAACAAAATTAGAAAGTAATAATGCTGCAGCAATTGCTGGAAGCACCGCAGCAACAAAAGCAAATCTTCCAGCTTTACAAGCAAGACAAAAGGTCCTTGACGCAAACCTTAAGTCTTTGCAAGATTTGCAGAAACAACAAACTCAAGAAACAAATTATCAAACAACAAAAGAAGATTTAAAAAATCAAATTTTAATGGCTCAATCAACGGGCGACAATCTTAAAGCGCAACTATTGCAGCAACAATTATTTAAAACAACAAGCGATTATAATTTAAATCAAAAAGTTGATGCTGCACAACAAATTGCTGATAAAAATAGACAAGCTATTGCTGATGCACAAGAAGCAGTTCAAAAAGCACAAACGTCAGCAACAAATAAAAATTCTGATGCAATTGCTGCTTTGAACAAAGCAATTGCTGGTTATCAGACCGATTTAGAAAATCTTGTTGGAAAACTTATAAATCCAAATGCAGCATCTGAAAGTTCAGCAGGAACACCAAGAGCTGGTGCATTAAAACTTAATGCAAGTGGTGACACAAAAGGATTGACAAGAGTAGAAGGACCTAAAATAAATCCTTCTACAGGCATGCCAAACCCAAATCTAGGATCTTTTTATATTATGGAATATAAAGGTAAATATTACGCAGTCAATACAGTATCTAGCGATGACATAAGAGATGTTAGCGTAGTAAAAGGTCAATATGTTGTTGGAAGACCAATACAAGGAATTCAATCACAAGATTTAACTCCAGTAAAGAAAAAAGCATCTGGTGGACACATATCTGGACCAGGATCTTCAACATCAGATTCAATTCCAGCAATGCTTTCAAATGGTGAATATGTTGTTAATGCTGGTGCTGTTGCACATTATGGAAGAGCATTTTTTGATTCAGCAAATGCTATGCATTTAAAGAAAGGTGGAGTTGCAAGAACTAATTCCTCTATTACTTATCACCGCCAGCACATGAATAGAACTGCTCGTCATTTTGCAACAGGAGGATATGTTCCTTCACAAGTTTCAAACCTTATGTCCCTTTCTGATTTCCCACATTTTGCAGCGGGAGGTGCTGTAAATGCAGCAGTTA